TTGCTATGCAGATAAGGACTTGTTTTTAATTGTGGAACATATTCGTAGTCTGCAACTATGGCATTCCTATTAGAGTCAGGCCAAGCCATGTTGGTAAGTTTAGTTTTATCTAAAGGTGTATTATTAACTAAAGACTCAATAAAGCCTGCAAAGGCCTTTTCGCCTGGTCCGTAAAATGCGTAGTCGATAAAATTATAGTCCTTAAAGTAATCGGGATTGACGTTGACATCTACACTAGGCCCGCCCGCAAGAATAACAATGTTAGGATCTATTAAAGGTTTGATTCTTTCTAATTGTTTTAATAATTCCCTATAATTCCAAATATAGTGTGTAGTAGCAAGAATGTTTGGTTTTTTAGTGTTTATTAACTGTATTAGGTCACTGTCGTTAAGTTTTAACTGTTGTGGCACACACCACTCTATTTGTTTAGCAACACCGGGCTTTTTAATATCTAAGTATGTTTTTAAATAAAGACTGGTCGATTTGGCAAAGACGCTCATACCAGAATAAAGAACTTTGTCGTATAACTTACTTTCGTAATGATAGAATAATATTTTCATAGTGACACAAATAATAGTGTATATTACACGACTACTGTATGTATGTCAAACTTTTATAGATCAGGTCGAGCTTTGGCGGCACGTTTAGCCATTGAATCAACTTTTTTCTCTGGTGCTGTTTTAGGAGCAGTACTTTGTTCTGTATCAAGATCTAAATCATTGCTATCTACTGGGTTGATGTAAACATACTTTACTAATTCGCCGCCTTGCCCTAACGTAACTTTGTTGTCTTTACTTTTAACTGTTACGTCCTTGATATCTTTAATTAGGCTTTTAGCATTTTCGTTGTTTTTCGAAATGTTTAGTAGCGTTTGATAATTAAACTGCGGGAACCCAGCGGCCTGCACAAGATTAATTAAGCTATCAGCACGTATGCGTGGCTGTTTGTGCGTATCGGCCGCTCTGTTTTGTAGATAAGATAAGATAGTTAATAATGCACCGTTTTCGTGATCCGCTGCATCATCTTCAAGCATGTCGTCGATGACATTCTCAACAATATCATTGACTTTCATTTACTAGTCTCGCTTTTCGCGACCAACTTCATCTGCACCTACAGCTGGTTCTGTAGCATCAAACTCGTCACCAACCTCAACATCAACTTCGCCAGCTTCTACTGGAGGAGCCATATCTGCTTCTGGACCGCCTACTGCCATGTCCATTGGTTGGTCTGTTTGCTCACCTGCTAATGCACGAGCTGCCATATCCATCTGCTCACGTGATGAACTAATTGCGGCTTGAAGTGTTTCCAATATACCACCAACACTTGCTTTGAAGTTTTCTGCTTCTGTCATGCCAATTTGATCACGGATTGTGTCAAGTAGTGCTGGCATTTGCTCGTTAGCCATTTCGCTAACATCTTCAAGCATGTCTTGTACGCTGTCAACCATATCTTTAGCGGCTAGTATAGCCTGGCTACGACCCATTTCACTTTCTTGGATTAGTTGTTCTTTGTTCTCAACCATCCATTTGTGAATTCCTTCACGTACCATTAACAAGTGCATGTATTTTGGATTTGTTTCTGCTTTGTGTATACCGTGACTGTTTTTAATCTTGTCAAGGCTTTCTGTTAGAGCATTAGCAAGACCGTATGCTTTACCAAAGTCTAGTTTGCTGTAGTCAATTTTATTGCCGAAGCGGCTTTCCATAACTTTATTAATTTTAGTAGCCGAAGGCTTGGTGTTCATTTCAGTTAGTCTCATTGTTCATATTCCCAAAGTTAATGTATTTAGCCGAGTTAATTGTTTTCCGTAAATTGGCTACAGCTTCTTTTTGACGTAACTTAGCGTCAATATATCTATTTAATAATATTTCTTTTCTTTCGCTATCTTTGCAGTCCTGCGCTACTCTAATATTTTTTGTGTAGTGTTGTAAGTCAGAATTTAAATTTCCAAGTTTAGTATCGTATTCGAGTATATTACGACTTTGTGTATATAGATCTTTAATGCAAGATAAACAATACAAAATAGCGTTAAGTCTCGACAAAAAACAATGGACGAGTTGTCTGTCTCTGGTTACTTCCCAGCAGTCTTTGTGTATACCCTTGATTTCGTACGGACCAACAAAAAACCTGTAATCACCAAGTGGAATAACTACAGGTTTGTTTTTAAATTTATTAAGTTCGTTGTTTGTAAATCGCTTGATATACGCAACTCCCAAGTTGAGTACTACATCAGCCAATGCCTTTTCTTGCTTTGTAGATAATCTTGCCTTCTTCATTTGTTTGTCTTAGTAATATATCTTTATTAACAAGTGAGTTTGCTAATTCTTGTTCTCGTTCGTTTAGTTCAGCTTTTCTAATTACAGGTTTTTCCTGGAATTGGCCTAACACATCCGATTCCTCATTTGTAATAGGCAGGCTAACTTTATTTACTAGTTCTACGATCTTCATGTTTATTTTATGGTTAGTTGAACAATGGTAGCAATTAAACCTGCGAGCAGTGCCGCACCCACAGCAGTCATTACACCAATCAATGTTTTATTGGATTCATTGCTGGCCACTTCGCCCATGGTTTTAAATTCACTTAATTTAGCTCGTACATATATGATATGCTCTTCTACACCGTTAAGGCGTTCTTCAAGTTTATCTAGTTTTTTGTGCAACGTTTTATACCTTTCAGCGCATAAATCAACGTGCGCTTCAAGATCTTTTCTTTCACTCTCTGCCATTACTGTTTCCGTTTCGAAATTTAATTTTCTTTTGTGATACAGGGTTCTGTAGATTTTACAATATTATATGCCGTAAGAGTGTGCCTATTCAAGTGCCGTTAATGTTATATTTATAACGATACACGTTGATTAATAAAGTGTATGTTTTTAATTGCGCCGTATGGATGAAAAATGGGCAACATAAATCTTGCTGTTTCATCTAGTCCTTGTATAATTGGAACTTCGGTAAAATCTTCGTACAGTAGCCCGTGTTCACTTTTGTTGTTTTTGAATACGCTCACAGCTTCTACACCAAAACTAAAATGCCATACAGTGTGCTTACCTTGGTACATTTCACCAAAAATACTGTCACCAGTAATCTCGTACTCACTGTCATGCGGTCCGTCCATTTCAAGCGGTTGAGTTCTCAGACTGAGTACCTGTATCAGTGTTTCCCAGTTGCGCTGTTGGTTACGCACGTGATCGTTGCCAGGGCGACTACGTGTTACTCCGGTGTTGGTTATATCTACTAGTGTGAACCCTGTGTAGTACTGCATAAAGATATTTATTGCAGGCTAACTTACCGTAAAACTTGTTCCCTCTGCGACTGTGGTTGATCCAAGGTTTACAGCACCTTTTGATGTTCCTATAGCCTGTATTTGTTGTTGCAAAGGGTCGGGATCCAAGCAACTGTGTGCTTCAACACATACATGCACGGTTCCGGTTGCACCTACACTGCTTACTGCTAGTAAACCTGGAATGGCTTGCAGTATTGCTTCGTATGCTTCATCACTGCCGTCATCTTCAAAACGTAGATCTACACCTGTGTCAATCTTAAAGAAACGTACACTACCGCCAAAACGATACAGTGTATCTGTTGATCCTGCAAATTCATATCCTGAACTTCTTGTTATTCCTGCCATGGTGTATAGTCTCCAAGACTATTTAGCCACAAAAAAAGGTGCCGGAGCACCTTTCTTGTTTGGTTTAAAGTTATTATGCTAAACCAAGTAGTGTTGTTAACTTAGTAACAGTTGTGTTACTAACGCCTAGTGCGTCGTCAACTTTTGACTTGATACTAGCGGCGTCTTGCTGACTGTTATCACAAATTGCAATCATCACATCGCCGTCGCTCTTAACTTCAAATATCAATGAGTTAATTACTCTAGCAACTTTACGAATTGTGCCTTCAACAATAGCACTTCCGTCGCCACCTGTGTCAGCAGTTAATGCTGACGCTGGGTTAATTTCGTAGCAACCCAAGTTTGCTGTTGTGTAAAATGTATCTGCTGATCCGTCTGATCTCAACAGCAAATCACTGTTGGTTTTTGTTAATCCTGCCATGTTAATCTCCTAATAGTATATGTAAGTATTTAGTCGAAGATAAAAAAAGCAGACCGAAGTCTGCTTTTTGTTTACTGCTGTTAGTTAAGTTAATTAACTAGCGGCTAGTTTAATACCAACGTCACGAACATCCATTGTGGTTGTTGTCATTGGACCGTTAGCACCAATGTTTGCTGCCAATGTGTCACGTAATGAGATCTGCATAGCGGCTGCACTCTCCCATGAACTACGCTCAAGAACAACACTAACTTGTGAGTTAGCGGCTGTTGCGCCTAGGTCAGCTTGGTATGCTACAACTGTTGCATTTGCGGCAATTGCGGCCAACAATGTCTCAACAGCACCTGCTGTTCCGTTTGTGCCACGCTTGAGTTCGTTTGAGATGTTACCAGCTACAAACTGAATGTTGTATGCTTCAATCGCTGGGTTAATACCTGTGTTGATAACGACTGCGTTTGAGTTTTGTGTGATATCGTTTCCAACGTTTACTACTGGATTACTATCACCATGTACTTTTGTTAATCCTGCCATTTTAATTCTCCTAATATTAGTGCGAAATATCGCATGCTAATATTTATACAGATTTAAAAAAATTAAGAGTTATTTGGCAAAATTTGCGGCACTAAAGCCAGCACGGTCGACTATTTTAACTAGTCCTTGCGGAGTTGGGAATACAAAACCTTCGCCTGCAGGTTGATCGTTTACAAATTGCCCAAATCCTTCAATTTGCGAATCCAACTGATCGTGTAGATTTTGTTTGTACTGTAGTATAGCACTGAATATGGTGTTGAGCCCATCATAACCTGGACTAGCAACTGTTTTACCTTGTGCATCTTTGGCAAATAATAACCCACTATAATCATCACCGACTAGATTTTGATACTGTTTAGCACTGGTGTTGCCTTCTAGCCATGTGTACAGTGGTTGTTTGGTTTGTCCTGTAACAAATTGATTAAAGTAGCGTTGTATTTGTTGGACAGTACTGGCTGGTATCTGCGCAAGTAAATCATCAACAGCCTTGCCGTGTTGCTGTAGTGCGGCTGTGGCCCGTTTTTCCAACTGCACAGGTTGCTTTAATTCAAAACGTAGTCCTGCACTTGGTGTTAGTATGGCTGTACCACCAGGTACATTTTTTAGCCCTTTACCGTCCCATTGTGTGCTAGAACCGCCGAGTTCATTGAAGTGCTGATGCACAACTATGCCTCCTGTGCTATTGCCTACCAACTTGCCCAAGTTACTGTTAACTGGTATACGATACTCAACAGTGTTTGGTTTAAAGTTGTATGACCCGCCTTGTGGCTGTAACTGTCCTGTATATAACAAGTCACCCCAGTAAAAACCTGCGCCTTCTGTGGCGGCATCTAGTCCTGGCCAAATCTGTGCTAGTTTGTTGTACAAGTCCCCACGCAATCCACCAGATGCTTTGGTGCTGTCGTACTGCTTCCACTCATCTACACTCTTAGCAAGTACGCCTTTGTTCCACATGTACTTGTCCATTACTGCAAGTCTACCATCTGCAGGATCACGACCAAATATCAGTGCCGGAAAGCCGTCCCATTTGATAGTTAATTTGTTAGGATTAGATACTACTGCACCTAGTCCAGCAATCTGTTGTCCTGCGGCGGCACTGCCAGAGAATATAGCATCTTCTGGATGTGGAGTACGACCTTTTGTGTTTTCTGTAAGACTTTTTACAAAACCAAACTTGCTACTTTCTGCCATGCTGTTAAACCAAGCACCAGTGCCCGGTAGTGGTGCCGACTCTGGCAACTGTATGTCTGACTTTTCAAGTGTTTCTCTTGCCCTACCAATCAGCTGTTCGTAATTGCTTGCACCTTTAATCGCGGCAACTATATCATCTGCACTGCTGAGCTTTGCTACAGGAATGCCAGTTACTTTGCTTAGTGTT